GGCGTTGGAGTTGAGCGGGGCGAACGGGTTCTCGCCCTGGTTGTCGGGCAGCGGCGCCTTGCCGAGGTCCTCACCGCGGATCTCGTCGATCGTGCGGACGGCGGTGACGCGGTGGATCTGCGCGATCTGCGCACGGGCGAGAGCGTTGGCGCGGAGGAACACGTCGAGGTCGAAGAGCGCCCACGTGCGGTCTCCGCCGGGGATCATCCGGCGCCACGCGACCTCGAAGCCGCGGACGAGGGGGAGCAGCCCGTGCTTGGCGTACTGCGCGTCAGAGGCGTCGAGCGCGAGTCCAGCGGTGCCGCCGGGCATCGCGTCCGGGATCGCCTGGATCCGCTGCAGGGGGACGTTGAACCACCCGCACACCTCCTCGCGCATAAACGTGCGGGTGGCGAGGTACTGCGCGTTCTCGGGTGTGACGGAGAGCTGGTTCCACTTCGCTCCGCCGAAGAGGACGGCCGGCCGGTGGGCGTTGGGTACGCCGCCGTGCTCGGACTCCCATCCGTCGCGGACTTGCCGGGCGCGCTTCCGGTCGCCAGCTCCGGGGACCTCGATCACGCCGGACGGTGAGCCGCCGGATCCGAAGAACCCTTCGGCGTACTCCGTGACCTTGAGCGAGAGCCCGATGTTGAGCCGCTGGGCGGTCAAGATGTCGACGCCGGCCACGGACCCGGGGAGCATCATGCCGGGCACGTGGATCACCTCGTCGGGCCCGTAGGTCTCGCCGCCGATCTTGAACACCTTCACGCCCTTCTGGCGGACCGGGCGGACCGCGTCGGGGTGGAGGATCGTGAGCAGGTCGGGCAGCGAGGTCTGCCGGTTGCGCTCGACGACGAACATGTAGGCGTTGCCGCGCATCGCCTTGGACACGACGAGCTGGCCGATGCCGTCTTCCGGCTCGAGGTCAGGTCCGAACGGCTCGACGATGATGCGGGGCTGGACCTTGAGCGGCTCGCGCGGGCCGCCGCGGTCGCCGGTGTAGGCGAGGAACGGGACGGTGGCGACGTCGTCGCTGAGGGCCTTCACGCACGACAGGACGGTGGAGATGGCCAGGGCGACGCCCTCGTTGCTCGCGTCGCCGAACGACGAAGCGAACATGCTCGCGCTGTTCGGCGGGATGCTCGAGTCCGCCCACTCGCCGGTGCTCGCTGCGCGCATCATGGCGGCCGCGTTGCGGACCGCCCTTCTCAGGATCGCCACGGGAGCCGCACTCTCGGGAGACGGATCCGGAGCTGCTCGCTCGATGAGAACGCGATCGCGAGGAACCCGGCGACGAGCCCGAGCATGATGAGCCCGACGACGAGCGAGACGGCGAAGGCGGCGGCCGTGAACGCGAGCAGGCAGACGGCCAGGAGCACGTCGGAGAGGTCGACCTTCACTCGTCGCCCTCCTCTCTGCAGTCGGTGCACAGGTAGTCGTGCTTTCCGGTCGGGTCCTCGTGCGGCTTCTTGCCGCACCGGTCACACATGTCGAGGGCCGCGAAGTTGATCGCGATGTCGCCGTTCGCGATGGCGAGGAGTCCCCATCGGGCGAGGACGGCGCCCTCGGCCATCGACGTGTCGCCCTCGGACTTGCGGCGGGCGATGAGCCAGCGATCGCCGACGTCCCGAGGGACCGCGCACGCGAACGCCTCGTTGAGCTCGTCCTCGTCGGAGTGGACGAGCGGCGGGTCGTCGACGTCGACGGGCTGCCCGTCGTCGCCCTTCCGGTCCTCGAGCTCGACGTCGTCGTAGAACCCGGAGACCGCGTCCATGGCGTCGCTCGTCCCGGCGATCGTCAGGTTCACGCCCTCGTCCTCGAGAGCGGTGATGAGGTTCCGGCCAGGACCGCGGCCGTCGATCACGACCGCGCAGGAGTGGTCATCCTGGATCCGCTTCGCCTCGGCCGCGACCCACGCCGTCCCGCGGCGCCGATCATGCGGGGCGACGAAGACGGTCCCGTCGTCGAGCTGCCCGGCGGTCGCGATCGACGACCACGCCCGGTCGACCGAGACTCCGATGCCGATGGCGCCGAGGACCTCCGGCGGCTCGAGGTCGGGACGAGCCCGCAGACCCCACGACGGGAGGAGAGCCGGGACCTCCTCCTCGACCTCCTCGTCGTCGTAGATCCCGAGACCCTCGCGCAGGAACGACTCGGCCCCGAGCTTCTTCCGCATGCGCAGGATCGCCTCGCGGGGCGTGTCGTCTGGGAACGACGGGTTCGCCTTCGCGACCTGTTTCCAGTCCGCGGCCGTGAGGTCGGCCGGCGCAGGCGTCGGGACATAGCCGGGATCCGCGCCGAGCTCGATCCACCCGGAGTCCGTGTCTTCTCCGGACAGACACCCGGCCCGCATGCCCAGCCAGACCTCGGACGGATCCTTCTTCTTCGGCGGCGTCCCCATGAACAGGAGCAGCGCCCCGGAGGGCTGGCGGCTCTGGTTGGTCGCCGGGATCATGTCGTCAAGCGCGTTGTCCGTGAGGATCTGCGCCTCGTCGAAGATGAGCACGTCGACCTCGTCGAACCCTCGACCGAAGCCACGCTCGCGGGCGCCGAACAGGATCCGCGACCCGTTGCGAAACCGGATCTCCTGCTCGCCCGACCCGAGCACCGGCCGCAACATGTGCGGCGCGATCTTCCGACGCCGGGAGAACGCGAGCAGCTTCGCGAACGTCTCGTTCGCCGTGCGGAGCCGGTGGGCAGTCCAGACGACGGTCAGGTTCGGGAAGAGCAGGCAGAGTGCGAAGACGATCGCGCCGACTAGGTACGTCTTCCCGGTCTGCCGACAGATGGACAGACCCGTGCCGCCGATCGTCGCCGCGTACTTCCCCGTCGCCCGCTTCGCCAGGATGATCCGCCCGACCAACGGCTGCCACGGCCGGAACCGGATCCCGAGCTCGGCGCACTTCGCCTCAACGGCCGGCCAACCTGTCGACGTGATCCCGCTCGGGACCTTGACGTGCTGCGCGATCTCAGAGAGACGCGGCGTCGAGGGCTTCGTCCGGCGGGGCATCCTTCTCCTTCGCCTCCTGCTCGGCGGCCAGCTTGAGCGCGGCGATCTCGCGCGTGATCTCCTGCAGGCGCCGGGTCAGCGCGGCCAGGTCACGCGGCGGACATGAGTCGGAGTCGATCGTCTTCGCGACCCGAGCCCGGAGCGCCTCGAGCAGCTCGAGCTGTGAACCCTTCGCGGCCTCCGCGACCGTCTTCGGCTTCGCCGCCGCCCGCTTCCTCGGCGTCGTCGCCTTCGTGCCAGTCGGGACCGCCCGCAAGTTGCCGCGCGTCTTCGTCGTCGGCCGGCCACGCCCGGCGCGGGTGGTCGCCATCGCCGGATCACCTGCCTCGTGTGGGTGTGGAAAAACGTCACAGATAGACGAAAAAATCGGCCACTGCGGGGTCCTCGCGTTTGCGCCTTCTAGTGATCCCCCCCGGGGGTTGTGCGTTCGTTTCTGACGGTCTGTGCGCATGCGTGGCAGGGGATGACGCGCCAGCGTGGGAGATCGTGAAGCTTGCGGCACCTGTCGAGCCCGAGCTCGTTGAGCGCGTGGCCTCGGGCGGTGAGGAGTTGGTCGATGCGTGCGTGCCCGGCTGTGTAGGTCGGGTCGTCGTGGCCGAGGTCGAGGAGGCGAGCGGTGATCTCTCGCATGCTGGCCTCGATGGTGTCGAGGTCGGTGGGGATCTCGGCAGCGATGAGCAGGCGGAGCGTGTCGAGCGTGGTCACACGATCCACCTCCTCGGCTTGCGGGTGCGGCGTGCGCGGTTGCCTCGGCGTGCGCCCTCGCTGGTGTTGCATCGCTCGTGCTCGGGTCCTGTCCAGTCACTTCGGTCCGGTGTGTGGCCGAGGTGCCAGGGCGTGCCGGGTTCGATCCATCGGGAGTAGCCGTCGAGTTCCCACAGACAGATGACCGCGTGACACTCGACCTCACCGGCGTCGACGTGAGGCGTCCACCATGCACGGAGGAGGCGATGCTGGCGGCCGTAGCCGCGCTCCTCACGACTGCCGTTGCGTGGCATGGCACCGCGCCCAGGGATCGAACCTGGCGAGGCTGGTGTTGGAGACCGGCCCGCGCCCAGCGCGCGCGATCTGCTGACATGCGTGAGGAGCCCGACCCTGATGTGGGCGGACTCCTCCGGTCAGAATCCTACGACACATCTTCGGTCGCGCGTCGGAGCTTCTGAGCGAGCGCGTCGTCGACGTCGTAGAGGACGCGGCCGAGCTGGTCGTGGCCACGCTTGCGGACCTTGCCGAGGGTGGCCCATGCGGTGAGGGTGCCGGGCTTGATCCCGTGTTGCTTGAGCATCTGTGGCGCGGTGAGTCGGGTGGCGTTGGCCAGGTAGTCGTCGGAGATCGTGAGCCGGTAGTCGGCTTCTTCCCATCGGTGGGAACCGTCGTCGGGGCAGACCCACACGTCGGACGCGCCGGTCTTGTCGGCCTGGTTGTAGTGCTTGACGAGGCGGCTCGCCTTTCGGTCGGCGCCGGTGTGCTCGAGGAGGGCGGTGCACTTCGGGCACGGTGCGCCGGTCTCGGGTGCCCGGCTGTCGGAGATGACGTCCTCGAGGTGGCTGAGGCACTTGGACAGTTCGCGGGCGGCGTCCTCGAAGGGCTCGTCGTGTGGGAACTTCCCGTCGAGCAGGTGGAGTAGGTAGGCGCCTGAGCGGGTGATGGTGATGCGGCCGGTCTCGGGTGGCCCGTAGGTCGGGCGGAGCTGCAGGTCCCATCGGCCGAGGACGGCGAACGGGTGGAGCTCGTCGGTCGGGTCGAGGGTGACGGCGTGGCCACGGCGTGGGTCGAGGGCGGCGGCGTCGCGGCGTGGGTCGAGCTCGACGGGTGCGATCGGGCCGGCCAGGTAGGCGGCCTCGGAGTCGACGCCGGAGTACTCGACCTCGAGGTCGACGAGTGGGGTGAGGGCAAGGATCTCGGTGATCGTGTCGCGGGTGAGCCCGATGCAACGCGGGCAGGTGCGGATCCCTGTGGCCGGGTTGACGTGGTTCGGGCAGGAGCCGCGGAGTGCGCAGTGGGTTTCGCCGCAGGGCCGGCAGCCCGGGCACGAGGCGGCCCGGCAGTCGATCGTGTGCTCGGGGGTGAACCAGGCGCGCTTGTCGGGGTTCCAGTGGCAGCGGCCGAGCGGTGGCCGGCGGCGTGCTCGACGTCGAGGGTCGCCGTAGTGCAGTGCGCCGGGCTTGGCGGGCGGCCAGACGCGGACGCCGATCGGTGCGACGACCTGGGGCCGGAACTCGGGCTCGAGCTGCTCGGGGAGGTGCTCGCCGCGACAGTGGGCGCACTCCGCGACGGGAATGTCCGACCACGCGCAGACCGGGACCTCCTCCGGGGCCATTTCGGTCACGCGCGTCCCCCGAGGATCTGGCGGTCGAGGATGGCGCCCATGCGCTGATGCACGGCATGCCAGGACGCGTGGAGGGTCGCGGCGTCGAGCGAGGTCCGCCAGTCGGTCGAGAAGTCGCCGCCGTAGCAGCGCGGGCACCACCAATGCCAGAGCCGGCCGCTCTTGAGCTTGAAAACGCGGACCTTCTTCGTCTTGGGCATCATGCGAGCCCGAGGTGACGGCCGCCGGCCTTCCGCTTCCGGCGGAGCAGCCCACGATGGACGGCCTCGATGAACTCGGGCGTGATCGCGAGCCGGACCGCGCCCTCGTCGGCGGCGAGCTCCTGGTGCCACGTGTCGTGGCGTTCGCGGTCGCCGACGAGCAGCCCGCAGTCGTCGCACTTCGTGGCGGTGTCCGCGAGAGTCTTGACGAACGTGTAGCTCATGACCGGCCCGCCTTCCGTTCGCGCTCGACCCACATCTGGCGCTGCTCCTCGGCCGCGATCTCGGGCCAGTCGGCCAGGTGGTCGAGGATGCAGTGCGCCGTCTCGCAGTCCTCGCCGTGAATCCGGATCGCGTGGCACAGCGCGCACCCGTCGAGGACGAGCAGACCGAATCCGCCCGCGTTGAACACGACGTTGCCGATCAGACCGGCCAACGCTGCGAACAACGGGTCGAAGCCTCCGCCTCGCAGACGCACCTCCGACTCCCGGTCGTCGGCGGCGATCATGTCGGTCAGACCTCGAGCGTCGAGCGCCCGCCGGAGCTGTCCCTCGTGGTCGTCGCACAGGAACTTCCTCATCGGTCTCCTCCTCCTCGGATGAGCTGCCGGAGATCGGCAGGCATGGTGGAACCGTTCGTTCGTGGGCGGGGTCGCGTGGGCCCGTCTGCGCCGATCCGTTCGGCGGCGCAGAACGAGCAGCGGTCGCGCGGTTGGCCGATGTGCTCGGAGCACTCGAGGAACCGTTCGGCCGGTACGTGGCTGTTGAGGGCGAGCCGGTCGCGGTAGCACGAGGCCGCGGGGTTGCCGATCGCGCCAGGGGTGTCGAGGTCGGGGTCGGCGGCTGCGCGCATGGCGGCGATCGTGACGATCGACAGGTCGAGTCCCTGGACCTTGTCGAGGGCCGCGATGATGCCGGGGTGGTCCCATCCGTTCGCGCGGCGGGTGTCGCGGACGAGCTGGTCGCGGCGTCGCTTGACGAGGTGCGCGATCGCCTGCCGGTCCTGCTCGGTCGTCGTCATCGGAGCGTCGCCCCGCATCGCGGGCACGGAGCCCCTGCGGCGACGGCCATGGCGGTCGGCAGGCAGTCGGGGCAGGCGTTGGGCGGTGGCTCGCGGACGTCGGTCTCGTGGCCGTGGTAGATCGCGCGACGGCCGCAGTACGCGACGAACGGGACGAACGGGCGCACCGGTGTGCAGGTCGGACAGTGAGCGTGACGCTTGCCGTCGTCGAGCAGGTCGAGATCGGCGAGATCGATGGGATCGACGTCGACGGGCGTCTCGGTCGCGGTGATCATGGCCGGCCGCCGATCGGCACGAGTCGTCCCGTCTGGTCGTCGATCTCGACGATCGTGGAGACGTCCTCGATCCACTGGTCGGCCTGGATCCCGAGGTCGAGGGAACGCGAGAACGGACACGCGCGGAGGTCCTCGAGGTCGTCGACGCACGCCTGGGAGTGCAGGACGTACACGATCCGCTCGGCGGAGACCGCGCGGGCGTAGTGCCGCGAAGGGTGCCGGCCGACGCCGACGATCTGCTCGATCATGTGTGCGGGTACGACGACGGTCATGCGGGTTGCCTTTCGGTGTTGGTCGCGTCGAGCTGTGCGAGCAGCGACGCGAAGGTTGGGTCGCAGGTCGGATGGACGGCCGGTTGGCCCTTGACGGTGTCGGTGCCGCAGACCGGGCACTTCGGTCCGCGTCGGTCGGGCGTGAAGAGTCGGCGCGAGCGGCGGAGGCGCTCGGCCTTCGCTGCGCGGGCCTCTGGCCAGGTGGTCACGAGCTCGCTCCCATCCATGGGCAGCGAGAGCGGCGAGCCGGGACGTAGAACTCGTGCTCGTCGATCGTGGCGGCGACCTCGAGCGGCCCACCGTGAGGTGAATGGATGGGTGACCACTTCTTCCCTTCCCTGTTCCCTTCCCTTCCCTTCCTGGGGTGAGGGCTCAGTGAGTCGTCAGTGAGTCGTCCGTGATTGGTCACCACAGTCCGGCCTCCTCGTGGATCGGGCAGCGCGGCAGCTTGGACCGGGTCGGCCGGTTGATCCGCTGGTGCTCGCGCCAGTGGGTGAGGTGGAGGAATCGCCTTCCGTTGACCTCGAATCGGCACAGCGGACCGTCGTCGTCGACGTCCGCAGCGAGCCGCTCGAGGTGCTTCTCGACGACCTTCGGCGTGATCCGCTTGACGCGCGGCCAGATGGCCGAGCGGATGAGCTCGGCGTCGTCTTCGCCGCGGCCGTCGTCGTCGACGTAGCAAAAAAGTCCGGCGAACGTGCGGAACTGGTCTCCGGTGTACGCGGAAACGCGGCCGCTGATGAACAGGTCGGGCTTGATCGTGCGGATCCTCACGCCGTGAGCTCCTCGGGGCTGGTGACGAGGTCGGCGTGGATCGTGGACGCTGCAGCCCGCAAGAGCTCGTCGCGGGCGATGCGTTCGACGGCGGCCATGATCGACGAGTGGTCGCGGCCGAGAGCCTGACCGATCTCGGGGAAGGTGCGGCCGGAGTAGCGGAGGATCCACGCGGCCACGTGGCGGGCTTCGGTCGGGAGTCGGCGGCGGTCGGGGCCGACGAGGTCGGTGGGGGTCAGGTCGTAGTGCCGGGCGACGTGGACGATCACGCGCATGGTCCAGTCGCCGCGGGTGGTGATCGCGGCGACGGCGTCGCGGTCGAGGAGCCGCATGCGGCGCTGGAACGCCTGTTCGCGTTCGATCTCGAGCTGGATCCGGGCGCGGAGGTTGAGCAGGGTCTCGAGCCGTGTGGTCATGCTTCGCGTTCCTGTCGGTCTCTGATGTGGCGGGCTTCGGCTTGGCGTTGCTGTCGGCGCCGCTTCCGGCCGGCGGCGCGGACGGTGGCGCGCTCGCGGCGGGCGCGCTGGTAGTTCGCGAGCTCCTCGGAGTCGAGGACGTCGCGGGCGTCGAGGGGCTCGCCCTGCTCGTCGAACATGAACGGGCTCACGGCTCGCCGCCGTCGAGGTAGCGCCACTCGATCCGCGTGACGTCGTCCATGACGCCGATGCCCTGGGGGAAGAAGAAGCGGCGCATGAACTCGTGGGGGTCCATGTCGGGGAACCCCTCGGCGACCATCTCGGGGTAGGTCGTCGAGCCGTCCTCGTTGATGACGTAGGGCCCGGCGATGGCGCACAGCGGCTCGCGTCGTAGGGCGGTGACGACGACCTGGGCCACGCGGACGATGGGCTCTCCCTTCTTCCGGCCCATCACCTTCCGGCAGAGCGTGAGCTGGTCACCGACGTCGAGCAGGCGGCGACCGCGCTTGTCGATCCACCATCCCTTGCGCCGGGTGACCGTCTTGCGGCGGTCGCGGACGGCGGCCTCGGTGAAGGCGACCGACATGAGGCGGCTCACGAGTCGCCTCCGAGTGAGGCGACGACCGCGGCGACGAGGTCACGGGCGGCCGGGGGAGTGACGGCGTTGCCGGCCATCTTCACGCGCTCGCGGCGGGTGCCCTGCCAGATGTAGGACTCCGGGAACGCCATGCCTGCGGCCACCTCGTGGGGCTCGAGCATCCGGAAGAGGCAGTCGTCGACCTGGGCGGCGGCGGCGTCGAGGTCGCCGGGCGTGAGGAGGGACTGGTGGCCGCCGGTGGTGAGGGTCCGGATCGGTTCTCCGGCCGGGGTGAGCATTTCGGCGCCGCCGGAGTTGTGCCGGTGGATCAGGGCGTACCGGTCGCGCGTGGTGAGGGTGCCGATCGGTTCGTCGAGCGGCTTCGCCTCGGTGCTGGTGCCGTAGTACGGGGCGAGCAGATAGTCGTTGTTCCCCTCCGCGGTGACGGTGCGGAGCGCCTCGGAGACCGGGCGTGCGGTGCCCTCGACCCTCGACCCCATGAGGGACACGTGGAGCGGCGTGACGAGCGCGTCGAGGTGCCTGGCGGTCTGTGTGCGGAGGGGCTGGTCGGTCGACCTGGGATCGCGAGCCCGGCCCTCGACCTGCACGACGAGCGCCTTGCTCTCCATGGTCGGGAGCGTTCGGAACGGGTCGCTCGTGGGCCAGATGCGGTAGTAGCCATTGGGGTCGCCGTGACTGCTGCTCCGCGGGTTGCTCGCGTCGTAGGTGTTGACGGTCTCGACGTGGAGCGGCTCGTGCCAGTAGCGGGCGATGCCTGCAGCGATCCGGCGGCGCGTCTTCTCGGCCAGCGGCCGCGCGCGGTCTCCGATCCGCTGACCGGGCAGCGTCCAGTCGATCGCTGCCGCTGCCGGGAGCCACGCGGGCTCAACGATCTGCGAGGCGCACCGGGCGTTCGGGCAGGCGTAGACGTACTGCGACCGGTACTTCCCGATCGTCCGGCCGTTCTTCCACACCTGCCGGGCCTCGACGATCTCCTCACACGTCGGGCACCATGCCGCCGGCCGCTGCATCCGCTCGAGGTCCGGTCGAGGGTTTCCCCGGCGCCAGAACACGACGTACATGCGGTCTCGGGACTGCGGCGCCGGGAGGCCGCCCGCCTGGGCGTGCATGCTGTTCAGGGAGACGAGCTGGTGGTCGTAGCCGTAGGACTCCATGGCTGCGAGCCACGCCCGGAACGGCGGCCACTTGACGACGTCGACGACGTTCTCGACGATCACCGCCTGGTAGCGGTGGGCCTCGGTGAACCGCGGGACGTCCCACATGGTGGCTCGGGACCTCTCGGCGGCCTCGTCGGGCAGGGTCTCGCCGAACAGGTCGGGCTGTTTGTCGAAGTCCCGGCGGCGCCCGCGCGCGTTGGACCACTGAGGGCATTCCGGGGACGCCCAGAACACGTCGGCGGCCGGGAAGCGGGCGACATCGGCGTCGTGCAGGTCACCG